CAACTGCGGGACGATCATGGACGATGCCAAGGCGCAGGGGCGCTGGCACTACGGCAAGGCTTACGGCGGCAGCTACACGCCGCAGCCGGGGGATTGGGTCGTTTTCACGTATTACGGCGGCAAAACGCGCGATCATACGGGGATGGTGAAAGCCGTGTCCGGGGGCTATGTGTATGTGATCGAGGGCAACAAGAGCAATATGTGTAAGGTCTGTTCTTACGCTCTCGGCAACGGGACAATACTGGGCTATGCTACACCGAATTACAAAGCGGATGAGACGCCCAACACGCCCATTGCGCAGTATCAGGCGTGGCTTACTAACATCGCCGTGGATGGAGTTTACGGCCCCGAAACAAAAAAAGCCGCCATCTACTGGCATGAGAAATTCACCGGCAACGCAACGGCGGATGGCGCATGGGACTGGGATGCTTACGCCTATGCGAAGGTGTGCCAGTACGGTGATAACAACTGGGACAGCCATATCGTGCAGGGACAGCTTTACTGCCTGGGCTACGACCCGAAGGGATTTGACGGCGATTTCGGCGAGGGCACACAGGCCGCTGTCGAAAAGCTTCAGAACGACAAGGGCTTGCCCGTTACCGGCATCGTGGACGCCGACACATGGGCCGCTCTGTTCGGCGAAAAGCGCCCCACGCACACGACATTGAAAAAGGGCAGCAAGGGCGGAGAAGTGTATTATCTCCAGATGGCGATGTGGGAAAAGGGTTATTATCTCTACTGCAACAGCACGTTTGGCAGCGACACGCTGGATGATGTGCTTGATTTTCAGCACAAAAACGGTCTCACCGTAGACGGCGTTGTCGGCACGGCGACCTGGGGGAAGATTGACACATGAAACGTTGATAAGATAATTTTGTAAATTGCGACAAAAAACGACAAAAAGCGCCGGGGTATTCCCCGGCGCGGCTTGAAAGAGAGGGATAAGTGAAAAATGGCGGAAGGAAGCGACATGAAAGCGCTGGCGGACGGACTGTTCGCGTATTTTGAACCGAAGATAAAGAACATGGTGAAGCCGTATCTGAAATTGTGGCGGGCGCAGGTCGTTTCCGCAGCTACGGATGGGAAGATCGGCGTGCAGTTCCCCTTCGAGGACGAGACCGTTACGATCCCCTACGCACAGTGGGCGTCCGGGGCGGACATCGGCGATTCCGTGTGGGTGGCCGCGCCGTATACGGATCTGAGCAATGCGGTCGTTTTTGCGCAGAGCGACTTTGCGTTTTCCAAAAACGTCAGCTCGGTCAACGAAAAGACCGGGGATGTGACGCTGACGGGGGCTGAGCTTGTGGACGGGACGAGCATCGCGCCGGATTCCGTTATGTGCAAGGCGGACAACGGGACGGCGGTCGCATCGGTTTACAAGACGACGGACGGGCGAGGCGTTATCGCGGTGAAAAGCGCAAGCTATCCGGCTACCGTTTCGGCGCAGATGTACGCGCTGACGAACGGGGGCGGCGGTCTTTTGTGCCGCAACGGAAACAACAAGGTCGTTACGACGCTGGCGGCGGGCGTGACCGGGATGCAGGCGAACGCAGGAGGCTTTATCGCCGGGGACGCGAACGGGAACAACCGCGCCGTTCTGGGCGTGGGTACGGACGGAGGCGGAGCCGTAAGGCTGACGGACGCGAGCGGCAACAGCTACACGCTGACGACGGCGCTTGTGCAGAAGCTTATCAATCTTTGAAGGGCAGAAAAAGACCGGGAGGGCTGCGAAAGCGTTCTCCCGGTCTTAGGGTGGAAGCGACGGAGATAAAATCCCCGCATGACTGCGATCCTATTTTAAGCCCCGGACGCACTAGGGGAAAGGCGGCTTCCAAGCCTCCCAGCGGGCAAAGCCCCTGCCTGTTTACAGTATACGCGATATTGCGGTGCTTTTCAAGCCTTGGGCGCTTTCTGAGGAAGCACACAAAGCGCAAGCTCGACGGAGCTGGGATAGATGTTAATTTTTGAAACGAGATAATCCCCGTAGGCGTCCATGAACAGGGAGCTTTCCTCCAGAATAGGGATAGCGCCCCCGTCAAAAGCAAGGCAGAATTTGTCTATTTCCGTTTTTTCGGGCATTCGGATGGTGTTGACGGCTTCGCGAACGGTTAGCATAAAGCATTATTCTCCTTCAATGTAATGTGTGGGCGTCAGAGGGCGCGGCAGTCGGAAGCGGCGAGACGGGCGGCCTTGCGGCGGACGATGCCGGTATATATCTCGCAAAGCTTTTTATCCAGAGACACGATAGACAGTTTGGAAACGGCCTGACGCTCGGCATAGGTGGCCCCGCCGCGCTTCATGCGCTCGCGGAGGTTTTTCTGCCGGACGGAGAGGTTTACACCGGCGGAGCGTTCCAGTTCCTCGTACATATCGCCGATGGTCTTCTGGTAGTTCAGGCCGTACTTTTCGCACATCTGGCGGACGGCGCGGTTTGTTTCTTCCTGCCACTGGTCTTTGCTGACCGCGGGGAGCGCGAGCGTTTCAAACGCCTCCGTTACGCTTTCCGCACGTTTTTCCAAAGCCGCAAGGCGCTGTTCCTGTTCGACGTTGATCTGGGCCTGAAGCTGGAACATCTGGGCGGTGGAGAGAGGCCGGGCCGCTTTCTGGCGCAGCTCCTGCTCCATCGTGTTGAAAGCTTCGATGTATTTCAGCTTCCACTCAAGCGCGGTTTTTCCCGTGAAGCCCATGGCTAGGAGTGTGAAGCCGTCCCGGTTCATAAGGAAAACCCGCTGGGGTCTGCCGTACCTGTCTGGTAATTCCGTCTCGAAAAACATCTCCCCAAAATTGGGGACATCTTTTCCAAGAGCGTCAATGTCACGCATGACATGGTCGTGACGCTTTTCAAAGTGCTCGGCAACATCCCGGCTACTTGCGACGGGTTGGCCGTTCTGGTCGATGGTGATCAATTCGTTATTCAAAAGTAATCCCTCCTAAAAGAAGATGTTCGTCTTGACCTTTCGGAGTGAGTGCAGTATAATATTTACACTCTCCCGGAAAGTGGGAGCAATACGGTGCAGCGCCAGAGGGGCAAACTCGTTCGCTGTGCCGTATTCCTTTTATTTCGCTTTCAAAGCGTCCATTCCTTTGTGGATGAGCTGCAAACAGGTCGTTTCGTGCTCTTTGCAAAAAGACATGATCTCCGATTTTTCCGTCTCTGTTACGCGGATATAAAGCCTTTCGCTTTTCGGATTTTCGGAAAATGGACGCCCCGGCTTGGGGGACATATGCACACCTCCTTTGTTGTCCGCACATTTAATATATACCGTGCGCACAACAATGGCAAGAGAAATTTTATGAATCTGTGGGCGTCAAGCCTTTGCGGTATAGCGGTTGATGAAATACTTCTGCCCCTTGGGCGTTACGCGGGTGGTGCGGTCGATAACGGTACCTTCGCGCGTGATGCGGGGCGTCTCCTTGACGAAGAACAGCCCCATGTCCATGCTGGTCTGGGTTGGCATGTTGCGATCTGACCCCTGTTTTATAAGATATCCGTCCTCCCGCAGAAGCTCGTAAAAGCGATTGCCGCCGATCTTAAAGCCGTTTTGCGTGAGGAGCTTGGCCTGATCGCGGATGAGAATGTTTGTGTCCGCGCCGGTGATGGCATCGGCAAAGCGGACGGCGGGAGCGTCGGCTTCGATTTTTTCCTCAAGAGAGCGGCGCTTCTGCTGCTCCTGCTTGAGCGTGGTTGCAAGCTGGATTATATAATCCGGGTCGGTCAGCGTGCGCTCGATGACGTCCGGCGTCATGTATGCGCCGTGCTGGCGGATGCTGGGGAGCACTTCCGATGTTACCCACTTGCGGAACGGCTTGGCTTCCGGCTTGTCCGAACGAAGAATGACATTGTAAAGGCCGCTCTCGCTGATAATGGTCGTTTCCTGCTCACGCCCCAATGAATCGGTGAGGTGAGTCTGACTCACTTCATCGGAATCAAGGCGTTCAGCGACTCTCGCCGGTGTGCTAAGGCCTAGCACCGCGCACACATCTTTCAGGACAAACCACGGTTCGCCGCCGATCTGCTTGGTTCTTACTTGCTTCTGGTCATAATTGAAAACCTGAATTTCTGTGTTCGTTTTTTCCATTTACGAACCTCCTGTAAATTGAAATATGTCCTCATTTCCATCATAGCACACGCTTGAAGTACATTTTTGAGAGTGCTTTTCGCTGGAAATTCAGACCGGCAGGAGGCGTAAAAAATGCACCTTCCTGCAAGTTCCACTTGCAAAGAGGCGCGCAATTGGGTATAATGGATTTACCCAAGCAGGCTTCTGTGCTTGTGGATAGGGTAACGGTACATCGACCATCTTGCAGGGTAGGCGATGTGCCGTTATTTATTTATGTCCTTTTCTACAAGATCGATTCCCTTTTCGATTACCGCCGTTCTGGATATCTTCAAGGAATCTGCGCATTTCTGCAATTTGTCGGCAGTTTCCTGCGAAATCCTGAGACCGATGGAAACGCTTTTGGTGATCTCCTTGTGAGGACGACCAAGTTTCGGAGCCATATTATCCCTCCTTTTTTGCTCCTGCAATAAATATATTACTGCTAGAGCAAAATGTCAACAGTTTTTTGAAATTTTATGTTAAGCCCGCGGATTTACGCGCGGGCGAGAAGGGCGAGGTTATAGGAGGCCTGACGCTGCTGTTCCCGAAGGGCTTCGAGCGCGGCGGCGCGGTTTCGCTTTGTGCCGAGGCGTCCGGCGTATATGACCGTGGTCTCGGGCTTGGCGTGGCCGAGCTTGGACTGCAGAGCCTCCATGCTCATGCCGGTGTTGAGGTCGAGCCGCGCGCCGACGTGGCGCAGATCGTGCGAGGATATGCCGGAGACGCCCGTGACGGCGAGAACGTGGCGTTCCACAAGGTCGGAGAGCCACTGAGCCGTGCCCCGGTGCCACGCCTCCGCTTTTGTGTTTGGATTGCCGCCGAAGGTGTGGGAGGACTGGGTTCCAAAGAGCGGATCGGAATCGGTGCAGGAGGCGGGGCGGACGCCGGAGGCGAGATAGAGCCGGACGGCGGTCTGGGCGATGGGCGGGAAGTCGATGACGCGGTATTTGTTGCCCTTGCCGCGCTCGACCGTCAGCTCCGCATTTTCAAAGTCAAGGTCGGCCGGGGTGAGATCGAGCAGCTCGGCGTTGCGGATCATCGTGGACAGGAGCAGGACGGTTATGGCGTAGTTGCGGGACCAGTTTTCGCCGATCTGGCGGCCGCATTTGCGGTTTTCCCACAGCATGGCGGCCTGCTCGTCCGTCAGAAGCGTTTCGTAGGGCCGGGCGGCGTCCTTCCTTGTGTCCGGGAAAAGGCGCTTGGAGACGGGATTACGGGGGTAAAACTGCATTTCGCCCAGCGTCTCGTCCGTTACATAGTCGTAGAAGCAGCGCATTTCCACAAGGTACTGCCGGATGGTGGCGGGGGACTTGCCGCTTTTGCGGAGGGCTTCCGCCCACGCCTGAAACGTGGAAAAGCAGGGGTCGGCGTCGTGCGGCGTGTTTTCCGTCCACCAGTTGTAAAAGAGGTTGAGGCGGATAGTATAATTGGCAAGCGTTTTCTCGCTTCGGCCCTTGTCCCGGAGGGACTGGATGTAGAAGCCGGAGGCGGCGCGGAAGCGTTCGGCGGCGGTCATGGGATGTTCGCTCCTTTCAGCGCGTTTTTTCAGAGAATGTTGAGCTGGCGCAGCATATCGCGGCCTTTGACTGTGACGAGCGTCTGGGTGCCCGTCCAGTCGGTTTTGGCGTTGTAGGATTCCTTCAGTTCGAAATAGCCTTTATTTTTGGATTCGTAGGGAAGGAGCTGGCCGTGCTGGTTGCGGTAGAGGTATTTTTTCTCGACAAGGAAGCTGGTCATTTTCTTGGGAGATATGCCAAGCTCCTTGGCCGTCTCGCGGAAATTCATGAGGCTGCCGCGCTCCACCAGCTCGTCGAAGTAGTCGGCCTTGGGAGACAGGACGGCGTTTTCCGCCGAAAGCTTGGAATTGTCCGCCCGAAGCTCCCGGTTTTTGTCCTGCTCGGCCTTCAGCTCTGTCAGCAGGCGGATGCCGAACTCCGGGGACGAGATCATCTGATCGAGCGTGTCCGGCGTCATGTACGCGCCGTGCTGGCGAATGGAAGGAAGGACTTCGGATGTTACCCAGCGCTTGAACTTCTTCGCGGACGGAAGCTTGCTGGACATCACGAGCGAGTAGAGGCCGGATTCGTTGATAAATATAGTTTCCTGCTTCCCGCCGGGGGTGAACGTTTCGTTCACTCCTTTGTCTTCCGCATCAACATGGTCTCGAATGGCCTTTTGCGGGTTAGTGTACCCGAGAATCACGGCCACATCTTTCCCGACAAACCAAACATCGCCATCGGTTTCCCTTACCCGGATTTCCCCGAACTCGTCGTTGTTGAAAATCTGCATTTCGTTCATTGCAATTCCTCCTGTTTATTAAAATAAGTTTCCACTTCCATCATAGCACACGCTTGAAGTACATTTTTCACAGTGCCGGAGTGGTTGACAGGAGGACCGGAACGTTGTATAATGAAGCGTCAAAGCATCCTCTTGTCAGGGTGTTGCGGCGGCTCCATCCTTTGCGGCTAGTTTTGCGGACGTGGCGCAGGGGATGGGGTGCCGCGAGATTAACGGGAAGCTTCCCTTGTTGGTACCATCAAATTTACCAGAGGGAAACGACCTTCGGAAGAATAAGCGAGCTGACATTCCTTGCACGACTGCGGCTTGCTTATTCTTTTTTATCGGCCATCAAGCATCATGATCCCGTCCCTGATCGCCCCAGTCCGCGTTTTTTTGTGGCGTTCGCAGTACTTATCAAGCACTTGGAGCGTATCATTGTCTAAGCGGACGTGTATGGGATTGGTCTTGGGATTTTCCGACTTGGGCCGTCCGATTTTACGGGGCATTTCATCACCGCCCTTTCCGTAGCCCCAAAAGCAGTATAATTGATGTAGCCCGGAATGTCAATAGGGAATTTTCATTTTTTCTGGAGGATAAACGATTGGATCACAGGGGTGTCGTGAAACGCGACGCCCACGGCAAGTTTAACATTGACAAGGGGCGTTTTATGTGATTTAATGTAGGCGGAAGGGCGTGTGTTCCTTCCGGGTGCGCCGGCACCTGAAAAACTCCACAGAGAAGCCGGACAAAAGGGCCGGACAGTCGGGGAGCGACAGAAAAACTCCACAGAGAAGCCGGACAAAAGGGCCGGACAGTCGGGGAGCGACAGAAAAACCGGCGGACTGACAGCGCGTGCGGGGCTGCCGTTTTGGCAGCTCCGCCTTGTTGCAGAGAGAAGAAAACAATGAAGAAATACACAAAGAGGCAGGCGCTTTGCATCCTGCATGAAGCGGCGGGGAACTACGAGCGATATCTTCGCGGGAAGCAGTTCCTTTTTGCATACCGTTTCGGGACGGATGTTCGCTTTTCCGTCGTGCAGTTTTCGGCATCCTCCTTTTTGCATCTGACGGGGATGAAGACGAATGTTCCGGCGAACGCCTTTTACGAGAGGGCGCTCCACTCGATGCTGTCCGAGCGGGACATAGAATTTCGTTCTGGTAACACGCACAGGAAGCTGGCCGTGCTGCAAAGTATTCCGCAGATCACGAGAGGGCCGTCTCTGATCGGAAGATACGACGAGGGAACGGGATTTAATCTCATGGCTGATGCCGTTATCGGCAACGAGAAGCCGCTGAAGCTGACGCTCGCTTTCCGGGGGAACGGCCGGACGGGCTACCCGGTTTCCCTTTTGTGCGAGGACGTGAGGCGGATATCCAGAGATCCCGTGCGCGTTCTTGCTGTATGGAAGCGAGGGGCAGGGGAAAGAGATTTTGCCGAAGCGACCTACTGTTCGGCCGGAGAGGACGCCGAAGCGATACTTTCCCTCTGGAGAGAGGGGCAGCTTGTTTTTACATAAGGAAAGCCGCACGGGGATTCCGTGCGGCTGTTTTCTTATTCGGCGAACAGGGAAGCGGGGATGGCCCGGTCGTCCCAGTATTCGTCCGCGCCGATCTTGCGGGGGCTGTTGCCCCAAAGCTCTTTCATATAAGGTGTGTTGTCGTTGACGGCGGCGAAGGTGAGGCCGACGGAGGCGCACGCTTCGAGCGCTTCGGCCAGATACTCGCCCTCGCGCGTCGTCCAGAGGATAAGATCGGCTCCTTCCCGCTGCGCTTTTTTGGCGGCGTTTATGATCGGCCAGTTGGGCGCGACGATCTCCGGCCACGCGGTTTTGAAAAGAGTATCGTCAAAATCGACGGCGATGGTTTTCGTTGGGATATTCACACTCTCGCTCCTTTCGGCGGCGGTAATATTCATTTTTGTCCAGTTTACTGAGGATGTCCTCGCCGTAGCGGAAAACGCAAACGCCGCGGGCAATGCGGATGGAATAGATCACCTTGCCGTTGGCGGCCTTGTGCCTTGATTCTACGGTGCCGACGCGCTTTTCTCCGTCGCGGTTGAGGTAGGAAACAATGTCCCCGTTTTTATAGGGCGCTGGCTTTTTGCTGCTCATTCGGCTTGGCCTCCCGTATCGTCAGAATTTGAATTTCTGAATATTTATTCAGATGATTATACAGTTTGATCTTGGCCGCCTCCGGCGATTCCCCTGTGAAAACTGCCCAAACGGGTTGAGACTGGCCGGAGAGCCGGTAATGGATGTCGTAGCTTTTTTCAACGACGTTTTTCTTAAAGGCCATGGCGTCACCGTCCCCGGAACTGGCGCACAAGGCGGGAAACCGCCTCGCAGAGCGCCTGCACGTCGTAGCCGTTGTTCTGGTAGCCGAGCGTTATGCGGACGCCCTCCGGGACGCGCCGGGCGGATGTGTCGGAATTGTGCTTTCCGGCGGAGCAGGCCGATCCGGCGGAGACGCAGATACCTTCCTCGGACAGGGCCATGACGAGCGCCTCGGCGTTTACGCCGTCGAAGGAAAGGTTGACGTTTCCGGGCAGGCGGTCGGCGCAGGAGCCTTTTGTCCAGGGGCCGTTGAGGCGCGAGCCGGGCACGGAGAAAAGGACCGTCTCGATGATCTGGTCGCGCAGGGCTGTGACGTGCTTCTGTTCGGCTTCCCTGTTTTTTGTGTGCGCCTCCAGCGCCGCCGCCATGCCGCAGACAAGCTCGACGGGTACGGTGCCGGAGCGCCTGCCGCCCTCCTGACCGCCGCCCAACAGGAGAGGGGGGAGAGGCGCGTTTTTCCGTGCGATCAGGCAGCCGACGCCCTTGGGGCCGCCGAATTTGTGCGCGCCGAACGCCATGTAGTCGATGCCGAGGGCGGCAAAGTCCACGGCGATATGCCCGACGGCGGCTGTTGCGTCGGAAAAGACAAGGGCGTTCGGGGCCTCCGCCCGGCGCTCCTGCGCCAGTTGGGCGACGGGGAATATCTCGCCGGTCACGCTGTCGGCCAGTGTGTGGGCCAGATCGTTGTTTTTGCCGTAAACTCGAAATTTCCATGCGTTTTCATACACGGCGGCGTGCTCGTAGGGGCTGATTTGGAGGGATCTAACGGCTCGGTCTTGGCCCGTGCTGGTTATGGAATGGATCGCCCAATTGCACGCTTCCGTGGAGCCGGAGGTGAAATAGACCTCGGAGGGGCAGCAATGGATATTCTGCGCGATGCTCCGGCGGGCTTCCTCCAGCGCCTTGCGGGCGCGTAGGCCCTCCTTATGGGCGCTGCTGGGGTTTGCGTGGGGCGCGGCCTCCATGGCCGCACGGGCGCAGGGGAGAAGCGGCGTTGTGGCCGCGTTGTCAAGATAGCGGATCATTTTTTCTCCTTTTTTGCAAAAACAGGACGGCACTCGGCCGCCCTGCTTCCGTATTATTCCGCGACGGCCGCTTTGAACGCCTTGCCGGCCTTGAACGAGGGGACGCGCCGGGCCGGAACGCGGACGGGTTCGCCCGTTTTGGGGCTGTATGCCGTGCGGGCGGCCTTCTGTTTGGCGGAGAAGGTGCCGAAGTCCGGCAGGCGCACCTCCTCCCCGGCGGCTACGGATTCCGTGACCGTGCGGAGCAGGGCTGTGATGGCGTTTGCGGCCTGCTGCTTGTTGATGCATGCATCCTGTGCCACTCTGGCGGCGAGTTCGTTTTTGTTCATGCTGGTTTTCCTCCTGTATATTTTTATTTTTCGGTGATATAACGAGGCCCTGCCGGCATCCCAGCCGGAGCGGACGGAAGAATTTCCCGCGATGGCAACGAGAGCATAAATCATTCAACAGGAAAGACCCGTCCGAGCGCCTGCTTACGGGCTGACGCTTCTATGTGAAAGGAGGCCCTTATGGCAGTCATCCCAAAACTGCCCGGCACCGCGGCGGGGATTCGGACCCCGGTTTCCGAAGGGAAGTCAATTCGGCGTACTGCCGTTGTACGACCGCGGCGTATCCCCCAAGCCGAATTGCACGGCGGCGTCCCTTTGCGGCGGACGAGCCTCTTTTCCGGGGGCGAGGCTTGTATAGTTTCCAGAGGAGAAAAGAGGGAGGTTTGCGTCCCTCACTTTCAATATAGCATACGTCTGAAGCACATTTTTGACAGTGGAAACTGCACAAAAAAAGCACGCAGAATTTTACATCTGCGTGCGGATTTGCGGATATTGTGTGCGGTTTTATGCTTTGGAAGTCCGGCTTTGGGCGAGAGCTTCCGATATGATGCGGAGGACAAAACCGTTTACGCTTTCGCCTGTTTGTGCGGCTACGTCCTTTATCTCGGCTTTCTGTCCTTTTGGAAGGACGAGATCGATGCGATCATAGTTCTTTTTTACATAGCGGTGGACGGCTTCCTGCTGGGCTTTGCTTGTTTTGGCCTTGCGTCTTATATAATCCTTGATGTTTTCTGTTGTTCCGTCGTTTATGGCCTGCGCCGCTTTCAGACTGGCTTCATCTTCCGGCGTCATAAGGACGGGCGGCATGGATTCAATTTCCGCCAGACGCGCCGCCAAGTCTTTGTTCATCCTGAAAATCCCCCTTTTCATATCAGTATATGTCGCCGCGGGTGTTGATCTCAATAATTTTCACGACTTTGTTTTTCATATCAAATTCAAATATAACGCGATAGTGGTATATTTTAAGCCGAAAAAGCTTTCTTTTTTCGCGCCCGCGAAGTGGAGCGATGTCTCCCGATAGATATTCCAGTTTTTCCACCGCGGCGGCGACCTTCCCGCGTGTCGGCTCCGGAAGCCTGTCCAGATATTTTCTTGGCTGCTTTTCCAGTAGGACTTTCAGGCTTTCCAAAACTTCGTTTCCCTCTCTTTCTCTGATGAGAGTATAACACGAGATATATAATTCTGTAAATAGACAAATTCGACAATATATTTACGGAAATATTGGTGACTGTTCACCTCCCTTTTTCAGTCTATTTTTGTTTCAGGCCGTTTTTCGGCGCTGTGCGCGATTTTGTGCGCGTGGGGGTATACGGACATGGGTAAGGGGGTAAAAGCGCGGCAGAGGGGCGAACAGGAGCTGTCAGGGGGATTGAGGCTTGTCCTCGCTTATGTCGTAGCCGAGATCGGCGGGAGTGGTGCCCGCCTCCCAGAGCCGGAACGCCTCGGGCGCTTTCTTGTCCTCGCGCTTTTCGTCGCGGCGGCGCATCTCGTGCAGGAAGAAGCGGCCGTTGCGGGCGTTGTGCTCGTCGGAAGGATTGCCGCAGACGAGCAGGGCGACAAGCAGCTCTTCATCCGTCATCATGCGGATCTCCTCGAGAAGCCGCGCGCCCTCCTCGAGCGCTTTCTGGTGCTGGACGTCGGAAAAGTTGATAATATCGGCCATTTTGAAACCTCCAATTTTCAGTGCGTTTATTCTACCACGCCGGGGCGGGAAATGTCCATAGATATCCGGGAAAGCTCCGCGCCGTCTTGCATATGATTGATCGTGTAGGCGCGGTCAATAAAGTCGTAGGCGGGGCCGCTGCGGTTTTCCGTGTTGAGGCGCAGGGCGACGATGCCGGCGAGCAGACCGACGAGCAGGCAGAGAAAAGCCGCCGAACGCTTGCACGTTTTCGGCGGCCGGGCTTCGAGATATTCGTCTATGCGGCGCATAGTGGTTCGTTTATGCATGAAAGGCTCCTTTCGTAGTTAAGATTGAGAGGGGAGCGCGGGAAAAGCAAGGTCCCCGGAAGAAATGAGCATGGACGGATCGGCTAAAATGGATTCGTATTCCTTCTCCCCCTGAAAATCATCTATGACGTTCTTTTCCTCGGCGGTCATTGTTTTGTCTCCTTTCGATTGAAAACAGAATTTCGGATTTTCGGTGCGTTATTTGCTCTGGGACTGCCAGCGGCGGAACACGTCGAGCGCGTTTTTCTCGTCGCGGCGGAAAAGCTCCTGAAGGAAGAAACGGGCGATGTTATCGTCTTTTCCGGGCTTGCGCTCAAGAATGACGGCCTCGATCTGGTCGTCCGTGAGGAGCTGGACGACCTCGTATATGTCATAGTCGGGAAGCTCGTCCTCGTCCGGCTCGGGTTCCGGCGCGGGCGCGGCCTTGGGCTGCTCGTGCTGGAGGCGGAGCTTCTCCAGATACGGCGCGAACTGCACCGTTACGACACGTCCGGCGGCCGTGTGTTCTTCGAGCATGGAGGCGAAATTAAGGATATTCCGTGCGTTTTCCAAATTCTCCGGCGTGACGCTGCCGTTTCCGAAGCTGCCTTTGTCGCGCAGGAACTCGCCCCAGCTGCGGATGTGGGCGATGAGGCCGCCGTCGTTATCGCCGAGATCGTAGCGGCCGGAATAGGTGGACGGCTCGCCGCTTTCGTCGGTGTATTCAATAGTGAAGTCGGTTTTGTCGTAGCCTGCATTTTCGGCGGCCTTTTCCTCGTCGAAGTGCTTTAGGATAATTTCGGCGGCCGTGACGGACAGGCGGAGGGCTTCGCCGGCGTCCATCCAGCTGTAAAAGGCGGGATTTTCGGAAAAGCCGATGGACACGACGGGCGCGCCGGGACGGATTGGGTATTCGGCGGCGATCTGCTCGATGTAGGAGCGGCCCTCGTTGCGCTGGCGCAACATCCGCTCGCGGGCGGCGAGCTGTTCGGCGTGCTCCTGCGCTTTCCGGGCCGATTCGGCGGCAAGGTTCATTTCCTCGACGGCGGCGAGATCGGCGGCGGTGGGATGGCCCTTGGGCAATGTGTCAAGCTCGGCCTTGTAGGCGGGAAGCTTCTTGTTTTTCGGCTGGTAGCGTTCCAGATCGCGCACTTTTTCCTTGACGGCGGCGGCGCGTGCATATTTATACAACGGATGCTCGGGCGTGAGACGGGCGGAATCGGTATCGAAATAGTCCGTGTAATAGTCCGTGTCGTTTTCGACGGCGAACACATCGGCGGGAAGATCGTCGTAATCTCGGGCGGCGATAGTCACGCTGTTATCGTCTAGGCCGTAGAAGCAGCGGATCAGCTTGCCGCCGTTGACCTTGATGCCGTTGTAATAAAATTTGATATTTTCGGTTTTCATTTCGTTTCCCTTTCTCGGCGTTTTCGCTTTGTTTTGTCGCTTATATAGGACGGCGGCAAGGGCAAAAGGCAACCGGCGTTTTGCACAAAATCAAGGCGTTTTTATGCGCGTGCTTTACGCGGGTAAAGAAATTAAGAATTAGTCTTAATTTGCGCTTTATTGATTTGCGTCAATTCCAGGCCGTTTTTTGTTGGCGGCCATCTTGAGCCGCACAGCATCCAATATATAGCCCTGGACGCTCTGCGCTGCATCCGCTGCCGCTTGCCGTATCGCGGCCCCCTCTTCCTTCGGCGGCCGCAACATGATTGCATCGCATTTTGATTGCGCTTTTTTTACTGCGCGTTTTTGCGCGTCCGTGCTTGGCATTGTTACACCTCCCGACATGATTATACCACACTATCAATGATTAGTTAACTATCATATCTGACAAAAATATAAGTTAACTTTTATCTAATGTGCCAGTTGACTATACTAGTTAACTAATATATAATGTAACCATAGCGAGGCGGGAGGAAGTGAGGAAATGAAATTAAAACGCCTGATTAACCGGCTGATCGCGTGGCTGCGGGCGAACGGCTTGACCGCCGAGCAGGTAGCCGACTGCATCAGCTACATAACGCAATAAGCCGCCAGCGGTTAGCGCGCTGACGACTTAGAGCCGAAGGACAAAGGGCAGTGCCCCGCCTCACTGCCCTGGATTATAACACGGGCGGAGAAAAAAAGCAAGCAGGAAAGGAGATAAAACAATGGAGGACAAGACAACAACCGCCCGCGAGGCGTGGGAAGCGATGGACGCCGAAGCGCAGCGCCTGATCTGCGTCAAAATGCTTTGGACGGCCCGCAAGAGGGCCGACGCGCGCGGGGCCGCCTGCGCCGGACTGATTAAGACGCCGGACGACGCCGACGCGCTGGCCGGGGCCGTGTGGCTCCGCATCGCGGAGAGCATCGAGGCCGGGACGGAGGACGCGCTGCAGCTGGTCGCATACCGCGCCGCAGATGCCGCCCTGCAGGCCGAGTACCGGGAGACGATGCAGCACCCCGCCGCGAGCCTGGACGATCCGGACGCCCGCACAACCGCCGACATGGGGCCGGGCCCGGAAGATGCCGCAATAGCCCGCGACGAGATACGCCGCGCGATCCGGTCCGCGATCCGCTCCGGCATTGACGCCCGCATTGTGAGCGGGACCGCCGCGGGCCTGACACACGCGGAGATCGCCGCCATCGTCGGCATTACGCGGCAGGCCGTGAGCAAGCGCGCCGACAACATCCGCGCCCGCGCCCGGCTCGAGCTGGCCGACATCCGCGAGCAGTGAGCAGCGACAGGACACGCAAGCCCGGACACCTTCGCGCCGCCGCACCGGGGCACAAAAGCGACGGCGCCCCAAAACAAAATAAAACAAATAGTAAACGGAGGAATTACAAAATGTTGAATCCCGATTTTTTCCCGGCGTCCTGCAAATTGTCCGGCCGCGTGGCCGTCTATGTCCCCGGCACCGTTGACGCTGACCACGCCGCCGACAATATGGCAATGGTGGAGTACACCGCCGCCGAGCTTTCCCGCCTCTTTGGCGGCGCGACCGCCCAACCCGCCGCGGGTTACTGGCTGAGTGAGGTACACGGCCTAATAGCCGAGGCCATTACAATCGTGTACAGCAACGCCCGCCCGGACGACATCGAGGCGCACGCCGCCGAGATAGCCGCAATCACCCGCAAGATCAAGCACGATATGCGGCAAGAGGCTGTAAGCTGCGAGATTAACAACGAGCTATATATTCTCTGACCGCCAGCCCCGCCCAGACACCCAAGCAGCAGCACACACAACACACACAACCCCGCCAGACTTCTCCCACTCCGGCGGGTAATTTTTTGCCCCTTTTCTCCTATTTTCACCCATTCCCGGCTGAATTGGTTCGCACGCCTGTTTCCTCGCGCGCGTATGCGCGTACACGCGCGTGTAAAATGACGCCTGCGCTCCACTATAGTCCATAACCGTACCATAACACACCATAACAGGGGGCAAAAAGGAGAGTTACCCGGTTCAGACTGTTCTAGGACAAATTCCTAAATTCTTCAGCGAAGCAAAGTGAACGAGACCGGAAGTCCTGGGACGCGCCAGCGAGGACCGGCGCGGAGGCCCGGAGCGGCTGCAATCCGGGCGAAATGGTGGCTTGCCTTGGCATTATAGGCAATAATCACAAGGCGAGGACGGCGCGAGCGCGGCCGGCCTTGCAGGACGCCCCCCCACTTCCCAAATCTGGAGTCCGTTTTTGCCGGGATTAGTCGGCCTACTCTTCTCCCCAAACCAATGTTCACCTTCTCCTCCTATAAACGTTCCCCGCAATTGTTCACCAATGTTCCCCCCATGGTAACAAAGAAGGGAGTCCCCGCAGGAACTCCCCCGGTCGCATGTCTCTCGAACTGTTGCAACCTGATCGCCATGGAATATACCTCTGTTGTTGCTGCTTGTCAACGCCCCCTGGTTTAGGAATCCAGTTAAAAAATCGAAAACGTAAAAAGGGGAAAGTCAAAAAAATATAAAAAATCGCGGTCGCTTACGCGACATAGGTAAAGGGCTGACGGAGGGTATGCGGAGGGGTTCTGAGACTGGGTAGGGGCATATGTGAAGGGCGTCTGGGGGACTGTCAAAAATGTGCTTCAGAGCTGTGTTATGGTGAAAGTGAAGGGACAAACCGGCGAGACGAAAGGGGGTCAAGAGAAGCAATGACGGTTTCGGAGCTTATTCGGGAACTGGAAGCGGTTTACGACAAGGAGCTGCCGGTCGCGTATGGAGACGGCATAGAGCCGGTGTTTGGAATACACGTTCTCATGCGAGAGGACGGAGAGATCGTTCTTATCGAGTAAGGGTAACAGGAGGTGTTTGTAGAACATATGGAAGAAAGCAGTACCTATCAGAAGCTAAAAGCTGCATACGGGGACTGGATGGGCCGCACAGAGGTGCAGGAGGCTACGGGGCTTGTGCGTGTTTCGCGCAATCACTGGCTTGTCGCGGGGCTTCCCTACGAGAAGCGGGGAGCGGTTCAGAAGCGGCATGTATGGAGGACAAAGGACATTGCAAAGCGGATGGACGAGCGAGGGCAGATCAAGGCGCGCTGTACAAAAAAGAAGCTCTGCCGGAAGTGCCAGTGGCGGAGCAAAGCCCCTACTATCGAGGGAGACTGTTCTTATGCAGGCTATCCGGGCCATTATTCCAAAAGCTTTCACGCACAAAACGGCGTTCCGCACGCATTAGACGCAGAGCACTGTGCGTTCTTTGTCGCAGGGGACAGGGTAAAGCTTCCATCGGAGAATCTTTTCCCAATCGGGAACGGGAGGCCGCTTCGGAGATGAGAAAGACTTTATTGCTTGTGCTTGCCGCCCTGCCGATGCTTCTTCTGGGGGCCGGGTGGAGAGAGCCGGAGCCGGTCGAGATCATTTATCCAGGTGCCCCGGCGATAGAAGCGGAGGAAGCAAGCGTTTATGTCAGCGTTCCGGGCGTCAAGGCCGCGGAGTATGACGCGCCGCAGGCCGAGCGCTTTCAGGCAACACGCTATCCGGGTGTAAATCTCGACGTCCTGTCAGCAAATGCCGCGCAGATCGTCATGTATCTGCTGGACGCCGGAATGTCGCCCGAGGCCATATGCGGCGTGCTCGCCAACATTGAGCGCGAGAGCGGATGCGACAGCGCCGCGACAAACAGCATCGGAGCCGTCGGCCTCTGTCAGTGGCTTGGGACACGGGCGCGCAACCTGTACCAGCGCGAGGACTGGGACACCATCCCCGGCCAGCTTGATTTTCTGCTGGAGGAGCTGGCAACGACCGAGAGCGCCGTGGACTTGTCCGGCGGCGCCTACGACTGCGGCTATCGGTTCGCAAGAGACTTCGAGCGCACGGGAGCGCCGAGTACATACGCCGACCGGGGGAGACTGGCGCAGGAAATCTACGAGGAAGTGTTTGAGCCGTGAGAAGCGAAGTATACAACATGGACTGCATGGAGTACATGCGGTCGCTGCCGAACAAGGCGTTCGATCTGGCGGTCGTAGACCCTCCGTATTTTTCGGGGCCGGAAAGGCGCGGCTATTACGGATGCAAAGAAAGCTCGATAGGCGTACACAGGGATTACCCTATTTCCCCCAAATGGGACGTTCCGGGCGTAGATTACTTCGCAGAGCTTGTTCGCGTGTCAAAGCGGTACATTGTGTGGGGATGCAACTACTTCGACGTTTCCTTCCCTCCGGGGCGCATCGTATGGGACAAATGCAATGCCGGCAGTTCTTTTTCCGACTGCGAGCTGGCTGCGACGAATTGCCACGACAGCGTTCGATTGTTCCGGTATATGTGGAACGGCATGATCCAGGGCAAAAGCGCCGCAGAGGGCCATATTATGCAGGGCAACAAGCGTTTGAACGAAGCGCGCATCCATCCCACGCAAAAGCCGGTCGCGCTGTACGAATGGATTTTCAGCCGATACGCCAAGCCGGGCTATAAAATACTCGACACGCATCTGGGCAGCGGAAGCAGCCGAATCGCCGCCTACGACGCCGGACTTGGTTTCGTGGGCTGCGAGATAGACAAATACTATTTCGACAAGCAGGAGGAACGCTTTGCGGCACATACGGCGCAGATAAGCCTGTTTGAATCGGAACAGGAGATAATTTCAGAATTTAAGGAGAACGCGATATGAAAATTTTTAGCCACGAGAAATTCAAGAGAGACACCGGGTATGACACCGCTTGGGCGCGCGAGAGCGACGGGCATATAGTCCGGGGCAGGGAAATCCTTGGAACGGATTATCTCTGCTACGGCCTTGATGTTGACCGTTGGTGCATCGACTACACGCTCAAGCCCGGCGACAAGGTGCGTATTGCCAACAAACGGGGCGAGTATTGGGATCCAGCTGGGCGGATGGATAAGTACATGGGCAAGGTTATGACGGTTCGCGCAATTCGCCTTAACAATGGCTATGGAATTGAAATGGAGGAAGGCAAAGACGAAAACGGCAGTAGAAACTGGTGGTTCACCGAGCATGATTTAACCGAAGTCCTCACGGCATTTGACCATGCGGAGCCGGAGGAATCGGACGTAACCGTCGAACTGCATTTCTGCGGCCGGGAAACGACGGCTATGCTTGTCAAGGGCACGGATATTGTCAAAACCGCCGTGGCGCGCTGCCATCCCGCCGATGAATACGACCGGGGCGAGGGCGCGAAAATCGCGGTCAACCGCCTGTTTGTGCCGGAGCAGTATTACAACGGCAAGGTCGTGTGCATCGCAACGGGCTACAGCTGGTGGAAGGTCGGAAAGGTCTACAACGTTGTGGACGGCTTTATTGCTAATGACAATGGCATCAAGTACCCCAAGTTTGGAGCGCCGTACAAAGATACGGAGGATGTAAAGCACGCCGGGACGGATGACTATGATGACCGTCACGATAGCGAGAACACCTTCGTCCCGCTGATCGAGGATTGATATGTCAACAGTAATCTAGGATGAACTGATATACCGCTCGCTGGACAGCATCCACGCGGTTTTGGTCGAAATTTTGCGTAAGCTTGAAAGGATGGAGGAAAAGAAAGAGGGTGATGGCGCGTGAACGCGGCACTTCTATCCTCTAAGAATATGTGCTGGTGTACGCCGCAAGACTTCTTCGACAAGCTGAACGCCGAATTCGGCTTCGTGCTTGATCCGGCGGCGACCGACAAAACGGCGAAGTGCTCTTTGTATTACACCTCGGAAACGGACGGGCTTTCACAAAGCTGGGATCGCGGCGGCGCGGTATTCTGCACTCCGCCTTACGGACGCGATATCGGCAAGTGGGTTCAAAAGGCTTTTGAGGAAGCGCGTAGTGGGTACCCGATTGTTTTACTTATCCCGGCACGGACGGACACGGCATATTTTCACGATTACATTTACGGGAAAGCGGAAATCCGCTTCGTGCGCGGGCGGCTACGGTTCACGGACGACGACGGGAACGCCGCCGATCCCGCGCCCTTCCCGTCAATGGTAGTTATCTATAACGGGAGAAGAAAAGGAGATTGAGACATGGCTAACTTAAAACCGTGCCCGTTCTGCGTAGGGGGACAAAATCTCGCAGCTTGTGATCCTTCCGATCCTGCGCCCGACACTGGAAATCGTTGAGGAACTGGACGAAGCCGAGCGCGGGGAAAACGGTTTTGGAAGTACGGGGGTGTAAAATGTCCAAGATAACCAATACAGAGGTCTTTGGATTGGAAAGAGCAATCCGAACAGCAAAATATCCAAAGGCGACCGACATAAGCAAACTGAACTCCGAATTGACGCCCGGCATAAAGTGCTGCCTGACTTGTCCGACCGGTCAGGGGCATGACAACGCCCTGAAGGGGATCGTCGTTATGTTCGATCTGACGCTCCCCATTAAAGCGTGGGTAGAGGCTCAGAGGTATCATTTTTTGGAGTTTGTGTCCTCTCAATCCACCATGCACAAGGCATCCAGCTTCGATTTGGACGCGCAGTTCAACCAATATGTCGATCCTGTCATTGCGAATCGAGTGAAGGAGCTGCAAGCCCAATATCTGGCCAGCCGGACGACGGAGAATTATCTGGCTCTTTTGTACAATATCCCAACGGGCTTTGAGTACACGGCCGGGATGGTCACGAACTATCAGCAGCTTAAAACGATCTACCAACAGCGCCGTTTTCACAGGTTGCCGGACTGGCATATGTTCTGCGATTGGATCGAGCGACTTCCCATGAGCGAACTGATTACGGGAAACACGGGAAAGAAGGAGAAAGAATAATGGGAACAGAACAGAACACTTTGAAGCACATGCAGGTCAGCAGGGAGTACGTCCTCGAAACCGCGAAGATGTGCGTTTGCGGAGACCGGGAGCAGGACTACGGCTCCCCGGAGAACAATTTCCGAACGATAGCCAACCTATGGAACAGCTATCTCTCCACGAAAGCGGACGGACAGGGTATCGAGCCATACGACGTTGCCGCCATGCTTGCGCTTCTGAAAATTGCCCGTATCGCCTCTGGGCACGGCAAAGCGGACAACAGGGTCGATCTGGCCGGTTATGCCGCCTGCGGAGGCGAAATCCAGGATATCGACTTTTCCATTTAAGGAGGGATGCTTATGCCTATCACAAAAAGAGACAGAACCGTTCTTGAATCGCTTGAGCAGAACATAAAGACGTGCATGGTGTTCGGAGCGCCGACGGATGTGTTCACCGCCCTTCTCGCGGAGTTCCAGCGCGTCATTGCGGAACGCGATACAGCGATAGCCGATTTGAGGCGCTTGGCGGCCCAGTGCGGCGCTTCGTGCGAACTGTGCGGTAACTATACTCCGTGCCCCGGCAAAAGCTGTACGAGCTACGTGGACGGCGACAGGGGATATCTCAACGGCAGGGAGATCGAATTCCATTGGACATGCATGGACATAAACTACGGCGACTGTCCTGTTTTGGAGAAAACACCCTGCCACGAGTGTGCGCAGCAGGACGGCGATAAGAACTGGAAGTACAAAAAGGTGTACCACGATGCCGAATGAACTGGACGCCGCGAAGGAATCCCGCTTCCAGATCATGAAAAACGGGAAGTGCCATATGAGCGGCCCGGTTTCAATTCTCTACGACCGGGAAACACGAAAGCAAATGCGCTCGGCCGGGTACACGATCAAGATCGACGGCAAAGTTTTTAGACAGTGAAAAATAAAATGGGTAGGATGCTGCGAACATACGCTTCCTATCCATTTTGCTATATCAAGAGCAACGTGCCATTTTTGGCGGGCAAAAGCCCCCTGATAGGTGGGGATATTGGTGAGCGGACGTTAGGGCTGATTGCACTCCTATTGCAGTTTCCTTGCAATGGGGAATGTTTTTGTATAACGACGCAAAGCACTGAAAACACTAGCTTTTTCCGCTGCCATTGTCTTTTTAGCGTTTATATCCATCAGTGACGCGCTGTTGAATATGCGCACAACTGATGGATATGGAAGGTACAAATAATTAAACCCTTAGTTTAACATCAAGCGTGATTTCAGGGCTTGTCCAGTTGCCGCCAGTGTTTAGCGGTGACTTATGGCGGGTTCTTTTTGTTCTTTGTCGTAATATCTCACTTGTTGGCTTTTGATCCGCTGCGGCGCGTCCCGGTGATATTCGATTCGTTCAAAGCAGTCTTTCAATAGCCTGTTCTTTGTTGCTGCGTCAATTTTTGGGTCTTTTAAGGCGTTGAGCGCCGTTGCAAACTGTTCAATCTTTTCTTCATAGTCAACAGGTTCAGGCATGGATTCGTAAGCCTTGCAAAGCGCCTGTCTGACTTCTTCCTTCTCCTTCAATAGCTTTTCGTTGAGCTGCTGGAAGATATGCGGCGGCATCCTCTTTGCCGGATCGGGGTCAGCTTGCGCTTCCCATTGAGCAAGCTCTTTTTCGTCAAGCTCTTTCTGCTTGGCTTCCAAATTCTTGATAAGCCGTGCGTGGAGCTTGGCAGAATCGCCTTTGTCATTCTTCAAGCGGATTTCAAAATCCTTGATGCAATCCGTCAGAATCGATATTACACGTTCTTCCATTTCGGCGTATGTGCATGATCCTGTTTTGCAATAAATTTGCCCGTCACACAAAAGGCGCGGTTCCGTGTTGTGTGCCTTGTATGTACGCAACGACATTGCGCGGCCACACTTGCAATACAACAGACCGGCCAACGGATTTCTTATTTTCGTGGTTGGCTTCTGCCGCGTGTTTCTTCCTTTTTTCGCTTGCGCGGCATTGAAAAGCGCTTCATCTATAATAGCTTCATGCTTCCCGTCATAGATCATGTATTCACCGACTTTCGCAACAGGCCGGGTTTTCTTAAATTCGCCTTCCTCAACAACAGTCAGCGTTTTCCGATGATTCCACTTTACTTTTCCTATATAGTGGATGTTTTGCAGCATCTTTGTCATTGCGTTTGCTGACCAATGGTCACCTTTTGGCGGCTTGATCCCCATTTCATCAAACTTCTTGCAGATGTTCCAGCACCCCATATCTTTATTGACGTACAAATCAAACATCATGCGCACAACGTCCGCTTCGGCTTCGTTTGGTACAAGAATAGGGCACTTTCTTTTACCTTCGGTTACAAAGGTTTTGTCATAGCCATAAGGCGGCGTATTGCCGACATAGTTTCCTTGGCTGACGGACAGCAAGCGGCCACGGCTTAATATCTTCTTGGTGTATTCCAAGTAATCATTTCCGCGCTTCAGCTCTCTTTCAAAAGCGTCCCAATCATATTCGTCCCGCAAGTCATATATCCGCTGCGGTGTAGCAACAAGCGTGTTTGTGTGCTTCAGCAGCTTCATCAAGCGGCCTATATCTTCAAGATCACCACGGGTCAAACGCTGTGGTTCTACCACGGCAACGGCCTTGTATCTTGGCGATTCTATCAATCTCAAAACACGGTTGATTTCCGGTCTTTCCGCTATAGTTTCGCCGGACACAACTTCACGGTATTTGTTTTCTTCCGGCACAACGCCGCCAAGGTTCTTTTCTGCCCATTCGTCAAGCATGGCTTCATGCTTTGACAGCACTTCTTCCACGGTCAACAGCGGATCATCTGACCGGGACTTTCTCAAATAGTCAATTACTTCTTCCGGCTTGAAATCTATCTTTGGTTGATAATACAATACAATCAGCTTCTTTCGTGGGTTATTGTTTGATTATATTAAGTTGTCGGTCTCTTTATCCTTCTTTCTTTTCGTTCTGGCTTTTTCAATAAAATGCGTTGCTGTGAGGACAACAGCAACCGCCGCGACGGTCAGCAACCAAATATTTCCTATGCGATTGTCGGCGGTGAAAAAGCCGTTGTTGCTGTCGCTAACATCCATCACGATGTAACCGCACAAAGCAACGGCAAGGAAGATACACAGGCCAGCAAGCCCATATATAACCGGCTTGCGCTCTTTTATCCCCGCTTCAAGCATCCTGCACTTTTCTTTCAGATGTGCTATTTGCTGTTCGGCGCTATCAAGCTTTGTTTGTAGTTCGGTGGCCGTTCCCGTGTCCGGCTCTTTCGGCGGCTCCATGTCAAATAGGCTGTCCATTGAAATGTTAAGATACTTGCAAAGAGCGGCGATATAAAACACACACGGGTTCGACAGCGCACCGGACAGAAACTTTGCAATAGTAGACCGTGGTACGCCTGTATTTTCAACAATATCACGGTGTGTTTTGTGCTGTTCATTCACGGCTTTCTTTATGTTCTTATAAAGGTTGTCGCATTGTGGCTGAATTTGCTGAATAATAGTTCTTGTTTCCATAAAATAGCCCCTTATTCTTACCATACATTGGTATATTCTCCCGTGGTATGAATCATTCCGGTTTGAATCTTTACTTTATGAAAAATCGCGCTATTATGAGGTTGTAGCAGATGTGGGGCTGCAACCAAGGTATCTGCTATATGCCCGGTCATTCGGTGGCACGGTGGCCGGGCAACTTTTAACAATTAACCGAAAATTCCTTGCAATGCTAAAATTTTGGTTTACCGGACGAAAGGAGCTTCATCGTGGCAAATCAGAAAGAAATATACATAAAGGAAATAATTCAGTTAATGGAGAAATGCGGCGATCTTGCTTTGCTTGAACTCATTTTCCAGATTCTCTGCAAAAGCACTTAATCAAGCAAACGCAGAAAGCTTTCCAGCTTTTCCGGCGCAAAATCATATATCTTTTTAACCGCTGACAGAAACTTATCATCTGTTCGCAGCTTTACAACGATGTCAGAAATGGCATCGTTGTTTTTTTGTGATTTTGGGCGTTCCATCGGAATATCATATCCGGCAAGCCACATTTCAGCCACATCAAGCACTCTTCCCATTTTGTATAACGCTTCTTGTTTTGGCTCATATCGCCCTGATAGATAACAGCTTATAGACGGCTTGTTAATTCCAGATCGCTCCGACAATTCAGCAGCTTTCATTTCTCTTATATCAAGGGCTTCTTTCAGCCGCTCTGACGGACTGGAAATTCTTTCGTATTGACTTTTCACATCATCACCCCTTTCTCGAAATGATAATAACACCGAAATTAAGAAAAGGCAACCAAAATCCATAAGCGGAGAAAAACAATTAAGTTTTCCTAAAACTTTGGCTTGACTTTTGAAATTATAGCAGTATAATAATCACAGAAGTTAAGAAAACTTAATTACAGCCGACAGGCAGGAGGAAATTGAAATGACAATTCACAAATTTCATAAGACAAACGGAGGCGTTTATCTTTCTCCGGTATATGTCAGAGATGATGGCAAATGGGCTTCAATAAAAGAACAAGCGAATAATAAAAGAAACTCAAAAAGAAAGGATTGATTTAATGAGTGCAAACTATGCAAAGCTGCGTGGTAAAATCCGCGAGGTGTACGGGACGCAGGAAGCCTTCGCTGAAGCAATCGGAATGAACACTGTTTCTCTTAGCCAACGCTTGAACGGGAAACTTGAATGGAAAATTTCTGAGATTGCAAAGGCGTGTGAAGTCCTTGGAATCCCTCTTTCGGAAAATGCAGAATATTTTTTTACGAAAAAAGTTAAGATTTCTTAATCGGAGGGCAAGCCGATGCCAAGAAGAATCACACCGGAAGAACTGGTTGACGCAGAGATCGAGCGTCTGAAGAAAACGGACGCTGTGAAGCTGGCGCAGAAGGAGCAGCGGCTTTTGTACCGCAAGCGGAAGTACCTTGCACAACTCAAATGGTTGGAAAAGCGCGGCAAGGCGCTGATGGCCGAGGGCTGGACGCTGGACACGCTGGATCTGCTGTTCAGGGACATCCCGGAGGAATAACCAGCATTCGGACAACCAATGACCGAATAGGTTAAATCATAACAGAAAGGGGATGTTTTTGTGAAAAGTCAGGATGTATATGGTGAGCCGACAATACTGAAATATCCGGGCATGACGGTTAGGGTATACAGACCGATCCTGACTGATGAAGAACGGGCAAGAAGAATGAAGCGAATAGAACAATCAGCGGCGGCACTACTCATTGAATATTACAAAAGGAAGGAAAAAGATGCGGCAGTTAACAATGCTTACAACTATGGGCAGCGGGAAGAAAAACGCCTCCCCAATCTGCTGTGACAAGGAAGGTGAACCTTGATGTTTTATACAACACTTAAAGGAAAGTTAACGCTCGAACAGGCGCAGGCACTGATAGACAGGGGCGGCTCGCTCAATCTCAACGGAACGCAGATAACGGCGCTGCCGGACAACCTGACGGTCGGCGGCGGGCTCTACCTCCGCAACACGCCGATAACGGCGCTGCCGGACAACCTGACGGTCGGCGGCGGGCTCAACCTCGGCGGAACGCAGATAACGGCGCTGCCGGACAACCTGACGGTCGGCGGCAGGCTCGATCTCAGCAACACGCAGATAACGGCGCTGCCGGACAACCTGACGGTAGGCGGCGGGCTCGATCTCAGCGGAACGCCGATAACGGCGCTGCCGGACAACCTGA